AGCACGGCAATGTCTAAATCAGACTTCGAGACTGCCGCCGATGAGTTCTACGACTCACGCTGGGCAAAGCAGGTCGGCAACCGAGCAATCGAGATCTGCGAGATGATCCGCAAAGGCTAAACCGGATCTCTGCTTAGGGTCGCCTCGACAAAAAACGCAACCTCGTTCGTCCCAGATGATGACTTTGCCTGAAACTGAAAATCACTCTTTTCCACAATCTTAAACGGAACCTGCCGATCGTATGACACTTGAGATGTGGCAAACGTCGCCTCAGATACTCGAAGCGTCCGACCGTTCGTGGTCACAACATTTCTGAGCGTAATAAATTTGTTTGCGTTTGTGGTCGCAGAATTGGCGTCGATTCTGAAAATATACATCGAACAGTTTGCCGGTACGGTGTATAGGCACGATTGAGTAACGCCGATCGTTGCCTCGATGAAGGCGTACTTCACGCCGCCGTTCGATATTGATATGTCTCCGACATTGCTCCCGGCAAGAATCACGGCTGAGTTGATTCGGAAAAATGGCGTAGTAGTTGTAACCGCCGAGGTTCCGGTTAACGTGACGATTTCAGATATCGGCTCGTAATCACTATCTAACCCGGAAATCAAAACAGGCATCACATCAGACGCAGATGTCGAAACAGCCGACATTATCACCGCAGCGGGCGGATAAGCGTACGTCGCGCCATTGTTCCAGACGGTCTCGAAATCGATACCGACATCTCTGTTGAACCCGAAAATGCTTAAAGCTGATTCGTGCGGGAAGATGCCTCTGGCGACATCATAAAGGTGGTTGTGGCTTTTGTATGGGTCAAGATACGACATAATTTTTCCTTGTTAGTTGATTCTTTCGCCTAAAGTGTTAACCTTGTATTTCAAAAGGGAGAAACACATGGAACAATCCGAATTAATTAATGAACTGTCAGCCTCGCTTGCAAAGGCTCAGTTAGAGATCAAGAACCCCGCAAAAAACGCCACCAATCCGTTTTTAAAAAACCGTTACGCTGATTTAGGCTCTTGCCTAAATGCTATCCGCGCAGTTGCTGCAGTAAATGGCTTGGCTTTTGTTCAGTCCGTCGAAATGCTTGGCGATAGTGTATCGGTATCTTCTCAGATTAGCCATTCGTCAGGTCAGTGGATCAGACAAACGGCAAAAACGATCGTTCAAAATGGTGGTAAGAATTTGATGCAAGATGTCGGCTCGATGTCAACTTACCTGAAGAGATACCAAGCTCAGAGCATGTGGGCAATCTCGGGAGATGACGACACCGACGCGCAGGAAATAACCACCAAAGGTATAGACGAACGAAAAGCCGCGCACATCGATGCCTTGATTGTCTCGACAAACTCGAACAAGACCGCGTTTCTTCAGTTGTACAAAGTCAAAGACATAAAAGAGCTTTCGGAGGATTCGTATTCCAAAGCTCTCAAGCAGCTACAACAGAAGAAAGCGAAGCAGGTTAAATGAAGATTCACAACGTCGAACAAGGCTCCGAGGAATGGTTTAACTTAAGGTTAGGCATTCCATCGGCTTCGCGGTTTAAAGACCTCCTGACGCCTACTGGGAAGCCTTCGGCGAGTTCCGAGAAGTATCTGAATGAGTTGCTGGCAGAACGGTTAAGCGGCAAACGATTTGAGACGTTCAAAAGCCATTGGATGCAACGTGGCAACGATTTGGAACCAGAAGCGGCAGGCGTTTTTTGGTTGCAGGAAGATTTACATTGTCGAGAAATCGGCTTTGTAACCAATGACAACATGACTGTCGGGTGTTCTCCCGATCGGATTGTTGGTGATGGTATGTTAACCGGGTTGGAAATCAAGTGTCCATCACCGGGGGTTCATACTGCCTATCTGAGAGAGTATGCTAAAAGCGGTGCAATGCCGTCAGAGTATTACGCACAGGTCCAAGGGACTATGTGGCTGATGGATTTTTCTGATTACTGGTTTCAGAGCTATCATCCCGACCTTCCGAACCTGATCATGAGGGTTGAACGAGACGAAAAGTATATTGCTGGACTTTCAGCGGCAATTGAAAAACTTCTGGAAGAATTAAACACTAACTTTGAACTAATAGGGGAAAATTATGACTTATGACAATCGCGGACAAGTAAGCCTTTGGAAGAACGACGGCGGCGAACGTGCGCCAGTTCTATCGGGTAAATTAGTTGCTCACCGGGATATTAAAGAAGGCGAGACAATTGATATTTCCCTCTGGAAACAAGAATCCAGCGGTAATCAGCCAGTCTTAAAAGGCAAAATTTCCGATGTTTACAGCGGGAAAAGCGCTCCAACTGAAGCAAGGGATTTAAGCGATGATTTGCCGTTTTAATTTCGGAAAATCGCTGAGACTGGCTCAGATCAAAGCGGGGGTGAGTTCTACGGAACTCGCTTCTCGCCTTGATATTACCAAGCAGCAGGTATCCCAGTGGCGCTATCGTCAAGACGCAAAACTGTCTCTTGTTGAAAAGGTATCTGGACATCTGAACATTTCGCCGATTCACTTTTTGGAGCTATCTGATGATTGAAGCATTGAAGCGAGTTTGGCTAGAGATCCAAATGATTGTTGACGACTTGATTGATGATCTGAAGAAATGAACGGCGAATTTTGGTTAGTTCGTCAACGCGAGGAAATCGATTCCGTTTTAAAGTATTTCCGTAAACATCTTGAGGACTGGGACTACGAAAAGCCGGTGGCGTGGAGCCTGGCACCGTTCGCAGATCGAAGGTCGGTCAGTCAAAACTCGCTTTTTCACCTATGGTGCGCGGAAATGTCTCTTCACTTCTCGAAAAAAGTTCCGGTTAGTGCTGAGGACATGAAAGCGATCCTGAAAAACAACTTTCTCGGCGTTGAAGATGTTGTCGTTGGAAATACTGTTATCCCGGCGCAACTGAGATCCACCACAAAACTTTTGAAAGGTGAAATGCACGATTTCATGGAGCAAGTTTTTCACTGGGGGCTTGATCACGGTGTTACACTTACGAATCCAAAGGAATCGGAATTTTATCGTGCCAGAAACCCCGCGGGCTAAATCACTTAGACTTTTTCAGCTTCTCAGGAGACTTGAGGAAGCCGATGACGATGGTTTCTGTGAGTGCGTCACCTGCGGAGAGTACAGACATTACACGACCTGTCACGGCGGCCATTTCCTTCCTAAAGGCAAATCATCATTCTGGGCGCATTCGCCAGATAACGTTTTTCCTCAATGCCCGGCGTGTAACCTCTACGGGATGAAGCACGGATCAGCGGCGCAGGTCTATACCATTTTCATGATCAGGAAGTTTGGCGAAGAAAAGGTTGCTCACATGCTGGCGACTCAAGGCAATGTGGTCAAAATATACGCCAAGGATTACCGTGAAATGATCGCGGATTATAATTCAAGAATAAAAGTAGAGAAAAAGCGCATTGGTGTGCTTTGAATGCGAGGCTAAAGCGAATCACGCTCACCACGTTGTTCCGAAAGTTCTCGGCGGCACCAAGACCGTATCGCTTTGCGCGATATGTCACGCTAAAATTCACGGCGATCATTTGTTGAAAACTTCTGAGCTGACAAAGGCCGGGATGAAAAAAGCAAAAGATGCAGGTTTTCATGTTTGTGGCCGAGCGCCGTTTGGCTACGAAATAGTCAGCGGCAAGCTGCAAAAAAGCGAACACCAACAAAAAATCGTGAAAGAAATGGTTCAAATGAAAAGCGCGGGAATATCTCTTTCCGTTATTTCGGATGTTTTAAAAATAAAATACAAAATCAATTTGGCAAGATCATCAATCAGGCGAACAATTATAAGGGCGAGAAATGAAATTATCACTGAATGACGCAACACCAAACGAATGGGACGCCGTGAACCGGCCAGCACATTACAACGCTTCAGGTGTCGAGTGTATTGATTACATCCAGCAGCAGCTTGGAGATGAGTACAAGGGCTATCTATTGGGGAACTGTATCAAGTACATCCACAGGCACAAATACAAGCACTCGCCAAAGCAAGATTTGTTAAAAGCTAAATGGTATCTTGAACGCTTGATAGCCGTGACCGACTAGAGTAAAGTGTGGATATCGGCGGGGCAGCGAACCCCTGAAGGCCGGTAGAAAGGGGAGGTGGGAAAAATACCGGGCCAAACCGACCCGCTAATTGTCTCACCTCCGAACTTCAAATACAACTAACGTGAATGGTTGTCGCAAAGGACAGTTGGGTTCTCGCCGTGCCCACATTTCCCCAAAGCAGCGCGTCCGAGTGTCAGCTTCTCGGGTAAGATCACGACCTATACGCAAAGGCCCGAGTGGGTTGTCTGAGTAGCGTTCAGACAGGAAAGCGAAAGCACATGAGTACCGCATCTTCGGATGTAGCCACGCAAGACCTAACCAGATTGACGATCTGCATGGTTGTGGCTTGCAAAGGGAAAAAGCTGAACTGCGCCCGAAATAAATCAAGGAGCCAAAATGGCAAGGCAACGTTTTGAAACGACAGAGATGCTCAAGCTAGAACACGCCGCACGACAGGCCATCATTGAGAAGACAGGGAGACGCATCGACAAGTTATCCGACATGCTCTGGGGCGTCGATTGGGTAATCTACACAGATGACAAGGTGAGCCACTTTGTCGAGTTCAAACGCCGTTACAACGACAAAGACGCCTATCCAGATATCAGACTTTGTGCAATGAAATATTCAAAGCTGCGGCAGTACGCCGAAGACTTTCAGTTGCGATGTAGCTATTTCATCGTGGAATTCGACGATGCTTATGTTGCGATAGAAATCGGCCCGCAAGACAACATCCCCAAACACCTTGTCCCATTTGGTAGATCTTCAAATCAGCGCGACGAATTCGAGGTTCAGCCTTGCGTTGTGATCCCGCGAAACCACTTCCGATTGATAAAAATCAAAGACATTTAAATATAGTTAACAAAAGTGTTTACTATCCCGATATTATCCGTATACTGATATTCAACAGCAACGGAAAGGGAGCGGAAAAATGAACAATTCAAACACTCAAGAGCAGATGAACAAAATGAACCGCTACGAGCAGGATGTGCTGGGCGCTTTGCTTTACAGCCTTGACTTCATGAAGTGCAACGACATGGACTGCACTCAGGTCGAAGCCGCTATCGAAGCTGTTGAATTGACTTTGAAGAATCAGCGAGAAGCCTAACCAGCCGGGGCTTCGGCCCCAATAACAACGGAAACGCAGATATGAACTACACAACCACCAAATCAGGAAGAACATACAGCAATGTTATTAACGGTCTGATAATTACCGCTCGGAAGGATGGTTGTGGTTTTTCGGTTCAATCACAGGGCGAAAGCGCTCAATGGTTTGATGCTTACAAATGGTCAATGAAAGAAGCGATGGAATTTTATGCGGATTTAATGGCTAAAGCATAACGAACACGGGGCTTCGGCCCCAATAACTTCAAAGGTGGGGGATAAAATGTGGATATTACCAAAGAATTACCAACTGTCGTCTCGTTTTGCTCAGGATATGGTGGAATCGAGAGAGGACTTGAGCTTGCCGGGGTTGAACATCGAGTCCTCGCTTATGTGGAGATCGAAGCCTTCGCTATTGCGAACTTGGTCGCAAAGATGGAATCGGGTGCCTTGGTTCCAGCGCCTATCTTCACGGATCTTAAAACCTTCCCAGCGCACCTCTTTCGAGACTGCGTTGACATTATCACTGGAGGATATCCGTGTCAGCCGTTTTCAGCAGCAGGAAAACGACTTGGAACAGAAGACCCAAGACACCTCTGGCCCTACATCCTTGATCACATCCGATCAATACGACCTGTTCGGTGCTTCTTTGAAAACGTCGAAGGACACATCAGCCTTGGACTCAGAGAAGTCATTGGCGACTTGGAAGGCGCAGGTTATCAAGCAGCGTGGGGAATATTCAGCGCGGCTGAAGTCGGCGCACCTCACCAGAGAAAACGAGTATACATCTTGGCGCACACCAGCAGCGGATCAGGGCGGGACACCGAAAGCATTGTTGGAAGGCAAGACAACGAGACCAAGCGGTCACAAGATACAAATACGATTGCAAGATCAGGTGAAAATGTGGCCTACCCCAACGGCCCACTTAGCGAAGGAAGGCGGTTACCCAGCGGAGTACACCAGAAATACTGCGAGCCTAACAGCATTTGCGATTCAGTCAGAAGGGAGGCCACACAGCAGTGGCTACCTGAACCCCAACTGGGTCGAGTGGTTGATGGGTGTGCCGACCGGGTGGACCGACTTAGGCTCTTGGGGAACGGAGTAGTGCCGCAGACAGCGGCCAAGGCGTGGACAACTTTGACATGCTGAGACCTCACCAAGAAAAAGCCACCGAAATGCTCCGCCAGTCAATGAGGCGAGGAAACAAGAATTGCGTCCTGGCAGCGCCGTGCTCTTTCGGCAAAACCAGAGTCGCGGTTGAGATCCTGAAGGCAGTGGCAGAGAACGGCAAACTGGGCATATTTATCTGTGACCGTATCAAGCTGGTCGATCAGGCATTAGCTGAGTTTGACCGCGCAGGCGTCAGGGTAGGGGTATTGCAGGCCGATCATTGGCGCAGTGACCCAAACGCACCGATCCAAATAGCAAGCATTCAGACGATAGCCAGACGGCGATACAAGCCGCTCTTTCATCTCGCGATTATTGACGAATGCCACACTCACTACAAAGCCACCACGGAGCTGATGGAATCATCAAGAAACTCTCTTTTTGTTGGACTCAGCGCCACGCCGTATTCAAAAGGACTTGGCAACTTTTACTCAGATTTGATTGTGCCGATAACCACGCAGGAGCTGCTTGATCAGGGGTATTTGTGCCCGGTTAAGTATTACGGCGGCATTCACGCCAACCTTAACGGGGTTAAGACCAAAAGAGTATCAACCGGCGCAGTGGATTATGATCCGAAATCATTATCAGATGCAGTCGAAAAAGATCCTAGCTTGGTCGGCGCTATCATCGAGAATTTCAAAAGATTCGGCAAAGGTCAGACGATAGCATTCAGTCCGTCGATCAAGCACTCTCAGAAGCTCGTGGAGATGTTCAGGGAAGAAGGCTTTAGCGCAGAGCACATTGATGGTTATATGGAGCCAGAAGAACGACAGGAACTATTTGAAGGCCACGACAACGGCGACTTTCAAATTCTATCTTGCTCGCGGTTACTTAACACCGGGTACGATGCTCCGCAGGTTCAGACGCTGATTGATTGTTTCAGCACCAAGTCGAAGATCACGTTCGTACAGCGAGCTGGTCGCATCATGCGGAAACATGCCAGCAAAGAAGAAGCCATCTATCTGGATCATTCTGGGAACGTCCAGTGGCATGGCTGGCCTGAAAGTATTGTTCCAGAAAGTTTACATTGTGGCGAAAAAGACTATTCAGAGAAACAATTAACCAAGGAAAAGGTTGAGGGCGAGCTGTCAGTATGCCCGCAATGCTATCAGCATTACATGGTCAGGTGCATTTGTGGCTACCAAAGGCCGTCGAAAAAGGTCTTGGAGAGCGATGGGCAGATACTGAAAGAGCTGAAGAAGACCAACAGAGAGGTCTCAACCGAGGACAAGTCACGCTGGCTTGGTGACTTCCAGTTGTACGCCAAAACCAAAGGATACAAGCAAGGCTGGTCAGCATGGGCATACAAGGGAAAGTTTGGGGTGTGGCCGAACAAGATAGAAGCGGCTCAGAGCAGAGAGATATCAGCGGATGTCAAGTCGCACATAATTCATATGCAGATAAAGAGGGCGAAGAGTGCTAAATGATATTTTACCAAGGCTTGACAAGGTAAAGCAGCGCGGCGATAGGTTGTGGGCATGTTGTCCGGTCCATCAGGACAAAACCCCGTCGCTGACGTTGAGGGAAGAAAACGGGATGGTCTTGATACACTGCTTTGGATGCAATGCCAACGGCTTGCAGGTTGTCGAAGCTCTTGGACTGCCGGCTTCGGTTCTGTTTCTGAAGCCGCTTGACAGGCCAGTTATACCGCGAAAGACTATAGGTCTGGCAGAAGAAGATACTTATTTTATTGCTATCTATGAAAGCGAAAAAGAGAAGGGCAACCGCGTCACCTTCAACGACTCAAAACGATACAGGCTGGCTATTCAACGCGTAAAATTATTGGAGCAACAATGAATAAAGAACGTTTAAAAAAGATCATAGCAAGCAAGGCCGAGCAGCGGCAGCTTAGGGCAGAGCACAACAAAACGTTGTCCTCAATGGAGAAAACGCGAGAGCGAGAGTTTGCCGAAAACCACGTTCCGAGGCTGTCGATTGGCCGTCAATTGTGGAACAAGAAAATAGTTATCGAAAAAGATGATAATAGTTAACAAAAGAGTTGACGATGCTGGGTGTATCAGTAAGATGGTATTCAACAGCAACGGGAAGGGAAGAGAAAATGAACAACATTCAAGCAATCGAAAAAAAAATCAACGAAGGCACTTACGGCGAGCAAGTTTTGCGATTCAGAGGTTACGCTTTGATAGGGTCTGCGGCACACTTGGTAGCCGGTTCTGATTGGAGACTGTTCATTTCTGCGAACACGCTGGAAGAAGCAGAAGAGATGATCAAGGACGAAGGTTTTAAAGGTGACATTTACCTCATTATGGATGGCAAAGAAGAATTTGAGCCAAAGCTGATCAAATAATAATCCACCGGGGCTTCGGCCCCACCACTGAGGTTAAATCTATGCTAAATGATCCGCTAGAGTTAGTTATTGCATTAATTTTGGTGATAATAATCGGAATATTTGAGGAATTGAGATGAGCAACGTGGAACTATTACAGGTAATGATAATATTTACCGTGCTTTGGTACGTCGGTCTGGCGCTTGCCGAGGGAACTCGCAGCATGAAAAAGCCGATGGCTACTCGGAACAAAAATCGTGGGTAAGGGAAGCCGACAAAGACCAACGGCAAAAAGCTACCAAGAAAATTGGCAAAAAATCTTTGGGAAACAGAAAGAGATGGTGATGAGCGAAAGCGAACGGATGGAAGTGTATAGCGAAAAAGAATTGCTGCTGTCGGAGAATCTTCGACTTAGGATCGAGAACGAGGCGCTCAAGCTAGAAGTTGAGCGGCTAAACCAGTACAACAGAAACAGATAAAGGCAGAATAATGAGCGACAAGAAAAAGAAAGAAATAGAATCCGAGATGATAAAACGTTTGATTGCTGAGTTTGTCATGAGCGGCGGGGAAATAACTCAGGTGGCTGATGGAATGATCAGCACACCGACCAAGCTAAACCAAAACGACTATTATTCAAAGATGAGCAAAGTCGATGGTGATCGACGAAAATACTTATCACTTAACCCAAGGAGACGTTAGATGAAAGGATTCGAGGCAGCACTGGCACAATGGGAAGCAGACCAAGACACGTTGCCTGGCGGCCCAAACAGCGAAGAAGATTACGAAGAAGATGGAGAAGAAGAATGAAATCGATGCACTATTGGGCATATGCGGCTTGGGTTGCCATCTTCATGGCAACACTGGTACTTGCATCGCCAGTCTTTGTGCTACTATTCATCGAGGCGTATATTGCCAACATCTTCAGGGTAGCCAATGACAAACGTGACGCAAATGAAAATCACACCGCTAGAGGCTGGGCTTCGGCACATTCTGAAGGAGGTGAGAGCCGGCAGGATCACTTACATTGAAATGATAGTTCAGCGCGAGCATGATGACTATGTGGAGTGGGCTATCAGTCAATTGGGCGAGAAGTCATACGACGTGCAACATCTTCTGGCGCAAATAGGGTTGATGCACATTGCGACGCAATCAGTGGTTGACGACATGAGGGACATCGCAGATGAAGATTAGCATCAAGACAAACATTGCAGAGGTCACAAAGGATCTAACGCGGGTACAGAAGAAGCAGATACCTTTTGCCGCGTCTCAGACGTTAAACCAATTGGCATTCGACCTAACCAAGCGTCAGGGCAAGGGAGAGATTGGGAAAGCCACCGCCACGACATTCGACAAGAAGCGGGGCAAGGGATCAACACCGTTCACGCAGAAGAACTTTTTCTTTGAAAAATCTACCAAGGAAACGCTCACGGCTTGGATCTTCTGGGACAGCAAGAATGCTGACTATATGAAGTTCCAAGTTGCAGGCGGTACAAGGTTTCCAAAGAAGAGAACGCTCAGGGTCACGACCAAGCACTCGAACAAATACCTCGACGCTTATGGAAACTTTAAAGACGGCGCGATTAGTGAGATGCTTGAAGATAAAGCCAAATTCTTTTCAGGTACACCAAAGGGAGGCCGGTCAAGGTCTGAAGGTATCTGGGAGCGGTACGGCAGAAGCACCAAGCGTGGTGGGCAGAAGATCAGAAAGGTTGTGTCATATACTGACACGGCAAGCTACCGGCCATTGTTTCCGTTTGGTTCAATCGCAAGCAGGTTTGTATTCTCTCGATCAGGTGGATTTGAATCGAAGTTCCAAGAGAACCTACGCCGAGCATTGGCAAGCGCGAAGAAATAAAGTGTAACGTTGATTATTGGAGGATAATCAATGATAATCACCGGAGGGGGGGGGGTGCAAAGGTACTGTCTGGGCCTTCCGTGTAAGGGTAATTCGCGAGCGCATTGTTCGACTAGCCACAGAATATTAACAAACTAATTGACAGGTGATGAATGGCAAGCACTGGCGGCGTGAAGCTCGGCTCGACATACGATGAGGCGAGAACGCGAAAGGTCAACGCAGAAGCAGAGATCTCGGAGCTGGAGCTTGCAAAGGTGCGAAGCCTGCTGGTTGTCGCGGAAGATGTCGAGAAGGCATGGACCGACACGCTCTCAAACCTTAAAGCAAAGCTGACCAATATCCCGTCAAAAGCTGCGCCTCTGGTGGCGAGCGAAACGGAGGCCGGCATTATCCAAGCAATGCTTGCCGATCTCATCAACGAAGCACTCGAAGAACTGAGCACATATGACCCAGCCATTTCAGCGTCAAGGACTCGCAAACCTAAAGAGCCATTTGAAGAGGGCAATGCTGGCGCTGAAGCCGCCGCCACGCCTAAGCGTAAGCGAGTGGGCAGACCTTCAAAGACGACTCGACTCACAGACTAGCGCCGAGGCTGGTATCTGGCGAACTTCACGCGCAGAGTATCAGCGCGGAATCATGGACGCTTGCAGTGACCCAGCTATAAAAGAGGTCGTTGTGATGGCGGGCGCACA